AGGGGTTGGTGGTGATGGCGTGCCTTAGATGCCGGCGGTGGTGAGGCAGTCAATCCTGACCACCTTTTTTTCCTGTTCGCGGCCGGCACCCAAGCTGTATTGGCTGAGGAACTGCACGGCGTTGGAGAGGTCCGGGCGGATGTCCACGCTGGTGGAGAAGTCTCCCCAGATGCCGAATTCCACGGCGCTGGAAACGTAGAGAGGAACGATCTTGGCGGTCGTGGCGCTCTGGCCGTTGGAGACAGTGGCGGTTAGCAGGCTGTTGTAGGTGACGAAGTTGGCTCCCATCCATTGGGTTAGGAAGCCGTTTTCATCGAACAGCGCCGGGCCGAAATCCGTGGAAAACAGGCGGTCGCCGGCGTTCTTGTTGGCGTAATTGCGCATGCGGGCCTCTTCCATGGAGTCGATGACGCACCAGAGTTTTTCACCCCGGAGCATGGCGGACTTATTCCAGGCCTCGTTCGCTTTCAGGATGCGGATGCCCTCGATGAGCTTGGGAACGGTGAGGCCACTGTCGGCGGCAGAGCCGGTGTTGACGAAATCGATCTCCACGATCTGGGTGGATGGCAACACGGTCGAGGTCTCCCCGGTCTTGCCGGTGCGGGCGGCGCCGGTGAGGGCGTTGATGATGACGCTGTCGCAATCCAGGTTGAAGGCGGCCTCGTGCGCCATGATGTGCTTGCCCTGGGGCATGACCATGGGAGCGAGCCGGGTTTCGTCCCACTTGGATTCCCCGGTGGGGGTCTGGAATTCGCGGGCGTAGTACCAACGGATGTCCGTTTCCAGATCCTTGAGCACCACTTTCTTGTAGCGCTGGCCGGTGGTTTCTTCGCTGGTGGTGGGCAGAACGAAATCAATCTGCTTGCTGGTTCCCGTCAGCCCGGATTCGGTGCGGACGGTGGCGCGGAGGGCGGACTCCGATTGTTGGACGGTGCGGCGGAATTCGTCAGCGAACTGCTGGCGGAAGGCGTCGGGAATGGTGAGGTTGGCCATGGTGGTGGAAGTGGTTGGAAAAGAGAGACAAGCGGAAACAGGGGTGGCGGAAGCGATTGTCCCGGCTCACGGTCCGGGGTCGTCCCTGGTGCGCTGGCTCTACCGGCACCGCGGCCCAGCCGGTGAGGCGGGCCTTGGAAAAGGTTGTCCGCGCCGGCTGGCAATGAGATGGGGGGAAATTGCGGCAATTGGGGAAATTGGAGAATTGAAGGGGAACGAAAAAGCCTTTGCGGGAGACGCAAGACGGCAAGACGCAAGACACAAGAGAAGAACGCCGCGAGGAAATCACGAAAAAGCCCGGCCCCGCATGAGCGACGGGGCCGGGCCTGGCATAAGCCATGCGTCGGGAAGAATCGTTATTGGGCGGCCATTTCCCGCAGGCGTTTGAGGTGGGCGTAGGCTTCCTGTTTTTCCTGGCGCGTGCCCTTGGTGTATTTCTGGCCCCAGGCGGGATCCGTGCCGGCCATGATCTCCGCGATTTGTTGGGCCGGGGATTTCAGATTGCCAAAGCCGGCCGGGGTGTGGACGCGGTCCTCCCCGATGAGCCGGGACATTTGGAACATGAGCAGGGCGAACGCCGGCTGGTCCGCGAGGCCGCCGATGGCCGGGTCGGTGGGATCGAGGCCGGCGGATTGGGCGAGGGTATTGGTGAGGTGGCGGACGGTCGAGGTATTGGCAACGAAGTCCCCCCGCCATTTCTCCACCAGGGCGCTCTTGGCCGCCTCATGGGCCGCTGCCGCCTCCGCCTCCGCGGCCTTGGTGCGGTCCGCGAGGATGGCGTTGAAGGCGCCGGCGATGGCGGCCAGCGCTTTGGGCGGGGTGTGGGTGGCGTGGGCGGCCTTGGCAACGGCGGCGGCGAGGTCCGCGTCGAAGGCCATGCCCTCCGGGAGCTGCATGCTTTCCGCGGTGAGGCCGTAGCCTTCCGGGGAATCCGGAACGCCGGCGATGGCGCGGAAACGGTCGATGGCCTCCGGCTTGCTGTCCTGGGTGGGATATTCCGCGCCGTTCTTGCGGAAATAGTTCAGCTCGGTGACCAGGCCGCGGATGTCCTTGTGTTTCGAGAGGTCTTTGGCGTGAGGCGCGAATTCGTCGCCCAGCGAGAGGAACCAATTTTCCGAGAGTTTCCCGTCCGGAGTGATGGCCGGCGGCGGCGGTGGCGCGGAAACGGGAGCTGGGGCGGGAGTCGGATCCGGGGAGGGCGCGGGCACTGGAGCGGGATCGGGAGTCGGGGCGGGGGCTGGCGTGGGGTCTGGGTCCATGGTGTGTTTGGTGTGCGGAGGGATCAAAGGAGGGATTTGAGGCGGGCGAGCGCGGCGGCGGCGGCCGGATCCGGGCCGTGGTAGCGCTGCATCCAGTTGGCGCGGTAGATGTCACCATAGCGGCGGAGGAATTCCTCGTCGGTGTCGTAGGTGGCGGAGTACACGAAGCACTCGAGGGACTTGTGTCCCAACACGGGCGACGGGCCCGGGCGGGGTTCAGGCGTTTCCGTCTTTGGCGAGGTCGAGGTTGGCTTCGATTTCGAGCACGATGGCTTTGCGACCGTCGCGGACGGCGGCGGCGTAGGGATCGAGGGGGGCGGTTCCGCTGGCGATAAAAGCGGGTTTGCGGGTGCCGGCGGTGGCGCGTAGCCACTCAAGAACGACGGTTCCGTCGGGGCTGGTGAAGGTGTTTCGCAGGGCGGCGAGGAAATCGGTTCTGGCTTTGGCGCTGGCGGCTGCGCTGGTTTCGGTTTTGCTGGCATGGGGGTTCATTTAGTTTTCCGGTTGGGGCATGGAAACGGCCGTGGGGGGCTCATCCAGCCCGCCAGGCTTGCCCCTCCCCTGGGGTGCCCCGC